TGTTTCCATCGCAACTACTTCTGCGAATGTTGGGTTAGCTGCTGCGAACGCTGTTGGTGCGTTGATGCCAGAAGTATTAGCAATACCTGTTGGCTGACCAGATGAACCTGAACCTTGCAATGCACCGTTGTCGATTGCTAGTGCGATGCCTGTTGAAAGGTCGTTACGAACTAGGTTCTCGATGTCTAGTGACGATTGCATCATCATCAAGCGAGTGATGTCAGTGAATGCACCAACTGTTTTTGGTGACATTGTGACTTGACCGAATGTTGGCTCGCTTTCAGAAGATGCTCCACCTTCTGTTGCAATCCAACCAGCAGTTGATGCAGCAGTCTTTTTAGGGATTTTTACGTCGCCTGATAGACCTGTCAACATTGTCGCGCCAGCTTGCATCACTGATGATGCGTTGCGTAGTACGTCAATGAAGTCACCGCCGCGATATGCTTCTGCAACCATTGCGCTGTCGTCTGATGTGTTCAGATCGCGCTGGCCCCATGAACGTAGCACATCATGTGGCATGTATAGACCTTGTGGGTCTGCACCTGCACGGCGTGCTGCTTCGCGTGACGCTTCAAACTCGAACTCTGCTTCAGCTTGTGCATTACGGTCAGTTGGGTTCGCCATAGCACGGATTGCTTTCATCAAAGAGAAGTTACGAACTTCTTTCTTTGTTAGGCCAATCTCTTGTGTGTCTAGTGGCGCGTTTCCGATTGCTTCTAGCAATTCACCACGGAACTCCGCTAGTGAACGACCTTCAGCAGCCGCTTTATCTGCCAAATCACGCTTGTTATGCTTTGATGCCAAGCGATACATTTCGGCTGTTTCTTTAGCTGCGGTGCGTGCTGCTTCTGCGCGAACCGCCTCTACGTCTACTTTAACTTCTTCAGTCATCGTAGTTTCCTTTACTTCAGATTGAATTTTAGGTTCTGCGGGTGGCTTCTCCGCTGCACGACCTACCCCGACTGTCCTGTCTGCGGGTATGCTTACAACCGATACTTCCATTGGTAGCCAATTATCAACGCGGTAGCTATTCGCGCCGTCCTCGACCATTGAGTTGACATGATAGCCAACAGAAATGTTGCTTCTGATACCGTCCACAACATCATCGAAAACCTCTTTGGCAAGCCCATTTCTTCCGAAACGAACAGTCGCGCGCAAACGACGCGCCGAGCCATCAAGGTCTACGTTCTCTACAACACCAATCTGCTGACGCGGGTCATGGTCTAGCAATAGTGGCATTGTGCCAGATCGAGCAAAGCTAAGGTCAATGCTGCGATCATTATGATCCAAAATCTCTGTGCCGAAGCTGCGCTCAACTGGTGCCTCACTTGATACAGCGATTTGCACAGTGCGCTTTTCTTCGTCCACAACTTTGTTCTCGAACATCATGCCGCGTGTCTGCATCTCACCACGGTCAAAACGATCTTTATCTTTGTACCCACGCTCTGCGACTTTGGTCAGCGTAGAAAAGCGATGGCCTACCATGCGGCCTGAAGCCTCATATCCATCCTCGCCCTCACGGTACACCTCAATCAAGGCAGCAGGGTCATCTGCATCGCCATTGATCGTAAAGTCACTGTCAGGAACGTCAATAGAACCGTCACGCTCAATGCGATCAATCTTGCCATAGGCTTCGCCGCCAGAACTATCCCAGCTTACAAAGTCGCCTACATTTAGACCATCTGGCTCTGCACGAACTTCATCAGTCATAGTTTCATCCTCAATTTCTGAGGACAGTGTATCAGATTTATCCATATCTTGCATAGAGCGATCCTCTTTCTTCAGACGTTCTGCGATTTTACGGCTCCATGAGTACCCCGCATCACCGCCCCACAAGGCCCAAGCAATGCGTCCGTTAGATGGGTAACCATCTTCACCTTGGCTGAAACCCTCAGCCTGCTTATCAACCTCATGTCGGCTGAAAAATGAATACATGCGCTTAACTGTGTCATCAGACAGGTTCTTGCCGTTCACAATGTCACGTGCCCTGGCAATGCCAACTTCTGTGCCGCCACGCCCATATTCTTTACGCCAGTCAAGACCCCGCTGGGCCTCTGTGACCATTCCGCTAGTCGGCTTGTTCGACATCTTCGCCCTCCGCAGGTACAGGCAACTTATCACCAAACGGCTGATAAGCCATGCTCAAGCCAAACTCGTCAGCCATTTCCTTATCACGCTGAATTTGCGCAAACGTATCTTCTGCGTCACGTCCGTAGTTCGCAGCAATATCAGAGTGGGAAATAATGCCATTCTGCAGGCCAACGACAGCCGCATTCATTTCTTTCAGCGGGTCAACCCACTGGAAACCACGACCACGCCATGTCACATCTTGTGTAAACTTAGACATCTTTCTGTCGCCAGAAATAGGAATGAAGCCCATATCCATCACGTTTTCCAGCCACATGCGGTAGAACGGGTCAAGGAAATGGTCGATCATAAAGCGATGCAGTGTTTTATAGAAGTCACGTTCTTCTAGCGCACCCTGACGAATAGACGAATAACTTGTGCCTTCTAGGTCATTCGCAAGTGATGTGTAGCTAACTCCAAGCCCACCCGCGATCCCACGCAGAATAGACTTTTCAAAGTCAGCAAAAGCAGAGGTTGGGTGTGTCGGATCAAAGGGAGTAAACGACACACCCGCTGGGAGTTGGTGGAACGTCCCAGCTTCAGCATCGTAGAGCGGAACGATGCTATCTTCATCGTCATATCCGTCAGCGGTGAAGCCATCGCCAGCGGGTGACGTAAAGAAACCCATTTTTGCCGCGCCAGTACGTGCAGCAATAAGTTCCGCTTCTCTATAACCGTGAAGCATTTTAAGGGATGTAATAGCAGCAGATGACCACGGAACGCCGCGTGTCTGTCCAGCGCGTTCAATGCGGTAAATGTGCATCATATCTTCGGCTGAAACGACCTCATACTTACGCTCATTCGCAGGCACCATGTAGTCATAGTCGCCCTTATGGTACGTCAAAACGTGGTAAGCGACAGGACGCTTTGTGTTCCTATCTAGCTCAATACCCATACGGATTTGGTTGCCGTTAGGTGCTGTCTCGTTCTTTTCTTCGTCAATGCGATCAGGCTCAATGACCTGCAACGCAATGCCGTGTCGCAGATAGCGACCTTTTACGACCTGCAAGAATACCTCGCCGTCACGCGCCATGCCCGTGATGATGTGGTTGCACAGGTCTACCATCGACATGCGCCCATCAACAGTTGGGCCACCCATGCGCGAGAACTCACGCCAGGCGCCTTCAATGATGTTATTCCCAGCCCGATCAAGACTGTTGTCAGGGTTTCTGCCACGAACTTGTGCATTAAAGCCATTTTCGCCTACGACATTGACCCTAAGAAGCTGAAGATAACGACGGAAATATTCATTATTTCGCTCAAGGTCACGACTGCGATTTCTAATATCACGTAAAGCCCAGCGTATCTCACTGTCTGCGCTCCTATTAGAACCAGTAAAGTCGCCAAATAGACGACCTTTAGCTGCTGCTGCATAATTTCGCTTCTTCAGCGGCTTTTGTGACCGCTTGAACATGTCCATAATGCCCATCAGCTAAACCTCACTTTGACTGTGTGATGTGTTGATTTCCCTAGCTTGATGCGCTCCATCTGCTTATGGCGGTTTACCTTAGCTTCATATTTGTCACGCAGTTCCTCAAGTTCAGCATAGCTGTACTTCGTCAACGAGCGTCCCGCAATACTATAGCTAGACACATCTGCATCAGCTTTTCCTAATAAGATGCTTTCAATCTTCGCCAGCATCTTTTCCTCGAATAAGCGCGGGTCAGCTTGGTTGCTGTCCAAGTCCACAACAGCGGTAAATGCACCACGGTCAACGACAACACGATCACCTGTCGCAGTCTTGGTTACTTCAAGCTGCCAGTGGTAATACCCAGCAGTAAAATCTGCTGATGTCGCGCTATCAACTGTGACTAGATAGGTGCCGCCCACTTCGCTTGCCGCAACCTTAATCTCGTCTGATCCACCACCTGTAATCCGCGCAACGTATTCGACAGAGTAATCAGCCAGTGGGTAGTCGGTAACTAGATCGCTGCGCTTCCACTGAATGTAGTCTCCTACCACGATCTCAGTTGGTTCGCCTTCTCTGGCCTGATCCGCGTCAAATAAGTTTGCCATCACGTATATCCATGCACAAAACTGCTTCGACGTGGCACTGCTGGACGCCGAGTAGGGTTAGGTTTGCCCGATTGTACCCTATTTTGTGCCTGTTTGTACAGCACCTCAGTATTGACATTCAATAAAGATAACGCCGCAGTCGCATAAACACGGCAATCCAAGGCTTCATTCCGCTGCCTGATCTTAACCCACTCACGTCTGGGACGACCCTTGAAATACTTAACTACACGCTTTTCAGCCGTCAACATCCTGAAGTATTCCTCATGCCTGCCTATAGGGAAGTGACAATAGCCTTCACCTTCATCCTTAATCTTCATCCTAGCATACACTAATTCCTTGGCGGTATCTACGCCAACAGGGAAAAGGTTGATCTTACCAATGTTGTTCTTGGTTGGCCTGCCTGCAATGGGCTTCCCTTCACCGCCAACACCCTTGATCGCAAAGATGCGCTTACCAGCACGCGGCCTCACATAGTTGTAAACCTGCTGCGTATAGTGACCGCCGCTGTCGATACAGGCTGATCTGATAATCATCTCACCCTGAGTGCTGTGTACAAACTTTTGTTGCAACACCTCGTCTAGCTGATGCCAAAGTTCAATACTAGACGGGTCACCATAAATCGCATTGTAGTCAATCGACCAGCTTTCCTCCCCACGACCCCAGCCGACGATTTCGTACTCCAAACGATCATCCTGAACGTCAATACCAGCAGTAATAAGCAAAATATCATCAGGAAGCTCGTCACCAAAGTCCTCACGGCGCTCAATTAGGTCAAATTCGTCAAGAGTTTCGCCTTGATCGACCCATGTTTCGCCTAAAGTGGTGTTTACCCATGTTTTTAGCCGCATTGGATCGCGTTTTGATGCCAAAAAGTCTGAAACGATGTCTTGCATACTCGTCCAAGGCGAATAGAGCGCGGAAATATGAAAACCCGCTGTTTTTCCATCTCCTGAACCTGTTTTTACCCATTCACCCTTCCGAATTGCCCTAAATCGCTCCGCATCACCCATTCCGCATCCACATTCATCGCAAATGTACTCAGCAGTATGCGGTTGACCATCATCCCAGCGCACATTTGCCCACTTCAGTTCCAGTTTAGCATCACAGTGAGGACAAGGCACCATAAACTTGCGTTTATCACTCTCCTCATATGCAGCCTCGATGCGCGAAGCACCCTGTTCAGTCGGCGTACTCACTAGAATGATCTTTTTGTTAAAGAATGTCGTCGCACGTTTCTTTGCCAGAGACACAGGATCGCCTTCAGTGCCAGCAGAGATAGGATAGCGATCAACTTCGTCACACAAGATCAATCGACATGGCCTAGATGCCAAGCTGGACGGTGAATTTGCACCACATGCAGTAATGTGACCACCTGCAAACACTTTATGTAGCGTTGTATTGCCACTGCTGCGGCTCTTAGGATCGCCAATCTTATCCCACAAAACCTGCGTATCACGAATAGATGGCGCTAATCGGTCTTTGCTCCAAGTCTGCGCCATCTCCAATGTAGGCTGCACAACCAGCATAGGTGCTGGGTCTTGGTGTATATGAAAGCCAACAACATTGTTGATAAGCTCAGTCTTGCCTATCTGCGCAGCCGTCATCAGCACAACAGTCTCTATGTCAGGGTCGCTGACAGCATCCATCATGCCACGCTGATATTCCGCACGGCTCGTAGACCACTTGCCTGCCTCAGCAGAACTCTCAGATGATAGT